ATAGATAAGGAACTACGACTATGGCATTTCCAGTCGCCTCTGGCCGCCCCTCTTACTCGGGTAACTTCATCCCCGAAATCTGGGCCGGCAAGCTGATCGAGAACTTCTACGACGCTACGGTTCTCGCGGCTATTTCGAACACCGACTACGAGGGCTCGATCAAGGCCCATGGTGACACGGTGAACATCCGCACGACCCCGACTATCAACCTGCGCACCTACGTCAAAGGTCAGGCGCTGACGGTTGATACGCCGGACAACCCGAAGCTCCAGCTGCTCATCGACAAGGGTGATTATTTCGCCTGCGTTGAAGATGACATCGACAAGGTCCAGTCTGACATCAAGTTGATGGATGTTTGGTCCAAGGATGCCTCCGAGCAGATGAAGATCAAGATCGACAGGCGTGTGCTCACGGACTTGCTCCCTGACATCGCCGCGATCAACAAGGGTGCCAATGCTGGCCGCATCACTGCGTCTATCAACCTCGGCACGACCGGCACACCGCGCGCCATCGACAAGACCAACGTCCTCGATTTCATCGTTGATGTGGGTCAGGTGCTCGACGAAGCCAACTGCCCTGAAGGTGACCGCTACATGGTGATCCCTGCCAAGATGGCTGCGATTATCAAGAAGTCGGCCCTGCAGAACGTCTACGTGTCTGGTGACACTGTCTCGATCGTGCGTAACGGCAAGATCGGTATGGTTGACCGGTTCACCATGTACGTGTCGCACAACCTGAACCTCGCCTCTGGCGGCAAGTTCAGCATCATCGCCGGCCACAAGATGGGCTTCACGTTCGCGTCGCAGATGACGAACATGGAAACCATCCGCTCGCAGACCACCTTCGGTAACATCATCCGCGGTCTGCAGGTTTATGGCTATAAGGTGGTGAAAGGCGAAGCTCTCAGCCAGTCGGTCGTCACGATTACGTAGTTGGTTAGGGGCTTCGGCCCCTTCCTCCCTGTAACAATTTTCTCTGAGGAGATAGAACTATGGTTGCTTATACTGACTCCCTTGGCTTCAACAAGGGTACTGGTCCCCTCCCTGATGACGCACTTGCCAAAGTGTTCGTCGCGGACGTGACTCTCGACTTCACCAAGATTGCTGCTGCGCGTGTTGCTGCAGGCGTGGCTGCAATCGCGGTTGGTGATACTCTCGTGGCGATGATCATCCCAGCGAAATGCCTCGTTGAAAACGTCGGCATGGAACTAGTCACGGCATCGTCCAACGCTACCGCTACGATTGCCATCGGTGACTCGTCTGCTGCTTCGGGGTATCTCGCTGCACAGGCACTTGCCACCCCGGGCATTTATGGTGGTACCCCCGTCCTGTCGGCTGGTGCCTATCTGCCAACCCTCAGCGGCGGTAAGGTGTACTATACTGCGGACACGTTGCTGCTCACCTTCGGTACGGCCATTCCGACCGCCGCTCTTGTGCGCATCTTCGCAACGATCAGCGATCTGTCGTAAACCTGAAGGGGGCGAAAGCCCCCTTCCCACCCAACAAGGACCAGTTAAACATGCGCTACCTCATCAACATCAAGGATGGTACCATCTATGAATGGGACGAAATCCTTGCCGCTAACGCGCTGTGCCGTGAGTGCAGTGAGCAGGAAGCCTTCCCCGAAAAGTTCATCGCCAAGTCTGCTCTTGGCCGTGTACCCAAAGTGAAGCTCAACACGCCAGATATTCCGCCACAGGAAGAGCCTGCGGATAATTCTGAGCTCAACGCTGACGCTTCGCAGGGCTTGCCCAAGTGACATTCGCTGAGGTCATCGTAGCTGTCCGTGACTTGCTGCAGGATGCAAACTCAAATCCTGACCTGCAGCGGTACACTGATGATCAGCTTGTAGGGTTTGCGAACCAGACCCTGAAGCGGATTGCCTTGCTGCGCCCTGACCTCTTCGCCTACATTGGCGACATCGCACTGACCGCAGGGGAGACACTTCAGTCTGCTCCTGCGGACTCTATCCGCATCTTTGAAATCTTGCGGGTGAAGAACGGCGCAGCCGTCCGCGAGACCGACCGTCACACAATGGACCAGACGTACCCAGAATGGGTGAGCGACCCGCAGGGTCCCTGTGTCAATTGGATGCGGCATCCTCGCAACAACAACAAGTTCTTTGTGTATCCACCGTCCCCCAATGGGCAAATCCTGACCGGTGAGTACGCAAAAGCTCCACCCAATTACAACATCGGCGACACGATCGCTTTGCTTCCTGACGTGTATTTTCCTGTTGTGGTTGATGGTACAGTCTATATGGCTGAGGCTGTTGACACTGAAAGTGTGAGCAGCCAGCGCTCGGAGATGTTCCAGAAATCCATGACGGGCATGCTTGCCGCAGGGCTTGACGCGCGGTCAGTCACTGATAAAGAGGACGCTGCCGTACCAGCAAAGAAAGGGTCGTCATAATGTCGATGCGAGCCTTTCTATCCATCGAACGTAAACTGGCAGCCAGCGTTGCCGGCTGCCCTCGCCCCACCATCGAGCAGCATGTGCGTGACGCCGCTATTGAGGTGTGCAACAAGACCAAGGTGTGGCGGTACGAGCAGGACTCGATCCGGCTCTCAGCTGGTGAGTACAACTACGATTTCGATACGCCCGATTTCACGGAGGTGGCTGCAATCATAAGCGCCACGATGAACGGCACCCCACTATCACATATCACTGAAGACGAGCTGCACGACGCGATGCCGTCATGGCCGCAGACAGCGGCAACTGACTGGGCCACCCCGACTGTGATAAGTCAGGTTGCCGTTGACCAATTTGTTGTGGCGGCGGTCCCTGACGCTACCCAGACATACGATGTCAAAATGTTCCTCGCGCTCAAGCCTACGGTCGATGCGACCGGTATGGACAGTGCTGTGTTCGATCGGGTTGAGCAGATCATTATCCACGGCGCGCTGCAGCATCTTTTGGTGCTGCCTGAGAAACCATGGAGCGACCGCGAGCTTGCGACGTATCATGCGAAGCAATACACATATAAAACTGCGTCGTTCCGTGCCGACGCCAACCTCGGTGCAACACGATCTTCACTTTCCGTGAAGATGCGCCCTTTCGTATAGGTGCCAGATGTCAGACGTTATCAAGCTGGTGCAGGGAGATACACTCCCTTCGATTACGATCACCCTCACTGACGAAGTCACTGGCGCAGCTTTTGACCTGAGCGGCGGCGGTACTTCGATTGCAATCAAGTTCCGGGCGGTCAACGCAACCACTGTGTTGGCTACGATTGTCGGCTCCGTGGTTGACGGCCCTAACGGTGTGTTCGAGTTCGATTTCACCCCGTCTGTGCTGTTAGGGATTGACCCCGGGCAATATGAGGGCGAGATCAAAGTCACGACTGCAGCTGGTCTCCAGACTGTGTTTGAGCCCATTAAGTTCCGTGTGAGGGCCAAGTTCTGATGCGTACATGGCGGAGCACCTCTGGGCGTAGCAGCAAGCGGCTTCTGATGACCGCCAGCCTGCTTGTGCCTATGGTCGCTGCCATCTCTGGTGTTCAGGTGGCTTCCTCGGCCAACCCCCGTCCTGCGGCTTCCTACGCGTTTCTAGACCCTGATTTTACGGTATCATATGCGCAGCCCATGGCTACCCTGACCAGTGGTCAGCTTGTGGCAACATCTCACAGCGTGCAACTCGTTGCTACGATCCAGCCGGCTGAGGGGTTGTTCGACTCTGCCTATGCTACAGATGTGCTGGCTGTGTTTGTGGGCAAGAGCCTTTCTGATACTATTTCTCCCGCCGACGTCATTGTGTTCAGTATGAGCCGTCCGCTGGCAGACAGCGTGACCGCAACTGAAGCGCCTGTGTTCAGCTTCTCTCAAGCTGCGTCGGATAACGTGACACCAAGCGATGCTGTTACATTTGGGTACTCTTTGGTCACCAGCGACAGCGTGGCAACTAGCGAAACCCCTGTGTTCAGCTTCGCTCAAGCTGCTGCCGATAGTGTGACGATGAGCGAAGTGCAGGTGTTCAACACAGGTAAGGTGCTTACTGACAGCGTGACGGCCACTGAAGCACAGGTCTTTGCTTTCTCACAGGTTGCTGCCGACAGTGTGACGACGAGTGAGACCCCTGTGTTCAGCTTCTCGCAAGTTGCTGCGGACAGCGTGACGACCACTGAAGCACAGGTCTTTGCTTTTGCGCAGGCTGCAGCAGACAGTGTGACGATGAGCGAAGCGCAGGTGTTCAATTTCTCGCAAGTTGCTGCTGATAGCGTGACCATTTCTGAGGCGCTCACAGACGTGTGGACCGCAAACATTAGCTTGTCTGATAGCGTCACTATGGCGGATAGTTTGTCTACGGTGTACACACCCGGTGGGGCTGACCCACGGTACATTAATGGCGCGGCGTTCAACCGCGTCAGCTTTAACTAGAGGAGAACAGAATGTTCAGCGACGAGACCAAAATTACAGGGGCCGTGGAACTCGTTCTGCGCTCCAAGTCTGGGCGGGTTAAGCGCAGGCTGAAGATCAAGAACCTCGTAGTCACTACGGGCAAGGTTTTCATCGCTGCCTCGATGGCCAAGACGACGGTTAACACGCCAGTCGCCATGACACATATGGCAGTGGGTACGACCAACACTGCACCGGCAGCTGGCGATACCACGCTGGCAGCGGAAGTTGCCGCCTCTCGCACGGCGCTTACCTCCACGACCCCATCATCGAATACGTGCGTTTATGTTTGCACGTTCGGCGCAGGTGTCGGCACAGGTGCGCTCGTCGAGGCAGGTATCTTCAATGCTTCATCGGCCGGTACTATGCTCTGCCGTTCGGTCTTCTCCGTGATCAACAAAGGTGTTTCTGACTCCCTGACCATCACTTGGACAATCACGGTCAACTAGAATGGCGGTCACCTCTTCCGCACTGACCAAGAACAACGCAACATCCACATTGGCGAGCTCGATCACCAATGTGGTGACATCGTTGACTGTGGCTGCGGGTGATGGCGCGAAGTACCCTAACCCCGGGGCGGGTGAGTATTTCTACTGCACATTGTCGAACGCACTGGGCACGACGATTGAGATCGTGAAGGTCACCGCACGTGCGACTGACGTGTTTACGGTTGTGCGTGGGCAGGACGGTACTACTGGGCAAGCATTCAACGCTGGTGACATCGTTGAGATGCGACCGGTGTCTGCACTTTTTGGTGAGAAGCTTGACGCAAAAGCGCTGAAGTATGTGAGCAAGACAGCTGACTACACTGTTGTTGCTGCCGACCTTGGGTACACGATCGAAGCCAACACAAACTCAATCACGCTCTCGCTGACGGCGGCTGCTACCCTTGGGGAAGGGTTCTGGTTCATTGCCAAGAACAATAACGCGGCTGGTGCTAACACACTGGTGGTTGACCCCAACGCGTCCGAAACCGTTGACGGCATTGCGACTTGCACTGACTACCCGGGTGCAGTCCGGTTGTTCTATTGTGACGGTGCTAACTGGCGCTCCCATCTTATCCAAGGTGGTACAGCCCAATGGGCAACGGGTGGGTCGTTCTCCTTTATAATGCCGAACAACGCCGTTGAGCTTTCTGTAAAGCTTTACGGTGCAGGCGGTGGTGGTGGTGCTGGACAATCAGCAGCAACAGCAACTGCACGTCTTGGGGGAACGGGCGGCGGCGGCGGATCCAGACAAGATAGAACCTTTTCACCCTTTGACTTTGGTGCGTATGGCTCAACCTCAACTATTGTTGTGGGGACAGGCGGGAGCGGCGGTACAGGAACTTCCGGTGCCGCTGGTAGTAACGGCGCTGGTGGCGGCAATACTTCAATCAATGGCTCCATTGTTGCTTATGGCGGTGGTGGGGGTAAAGGTGGAACGAGCGCAATTGCAGCTGGTGGTGGTACAGGGGCGGGAACAAGCGGCGCAGGAAACACCGCTCCAACTGCAGCTTCAGCGGGCGGCTCCCCTGCAACAGCAACAAACGCTGTTGGTATTTCTGGGCAAGGTGCTGGCTCCACAACCAATGTTAACACTTCCCCTAATCCTGCTGAATGGGGTGGGGCTGCTGGCGGCGGCGTCTTAACTGCTGGCGGCGCAGGAGGCCCCGGTGGACGGGCTCTCTATGGTGGTCCCGGTGGGGGTGGTGGTGCAGGGATAACAACTGGCAACGCAGCAGCAGCTGGCGGCGCAGGAGGCGCTCCCAATTCTTGGAGCACTGGCGGCGGCGGCGGCGGTGCTGGCGGGACCACTGCAGGAACTTCCGGTACAGCTGGGACTGTCACAGCTGGGACTTCCTATGCGGGTTCGGGCGGTGGCGGCGGAGGTACTAATGGCACATCTACGGTAGGTGCGGGGGGCGCAGGTGCTCGCGGTGCCGGTGGCGGCGGAGGTGCAGCGGCGTTGACGGGCACGGCTGGCGGCGCTGGCGGTAAAGGCGGCGACGGTTTTGCCGCGATTGCGTATAAGTAAGGAGTAGCCCTCAGTGGCACAGGCACTAGTCAAGAACAACGCGTACAGCACCCTAGCCTCTGGCATCACGAGCTCAGCGACGTCGTTGACTGTTGCCACTGGGCATGGTGCTCGCTTCCCCGCAGTATCCGGGGGTGACTATTTTTATGCCACGTTGATCAACGCGTCGAACTTGCTTGAGATCGTCAAGGTCATTGCGCGGGCTGGTGATGTGTTCACTATCCAGCGTGGTCAGGATGGGTCGTCCTCGTTTGCATATCTGGCTGGTGATCGTATCGAGCTTCGCCCTGTGGCGGCGCTGTTCAACGACAAGCTTTCGCTTGGCGGCGGCACGCTGACTGGTCCATTGGCCGTGCCCGCGGGCGCTGTGACTACACAGGTTCCACAAGTACAGGAAGTTGTGAAGCGCTCTGGCGACACGATGACTGGTCCACTTACTGTGCCTACGGTGAACGTGACTACGCTTTATGGTAGTGGAGGGATCGTTGATTTCCCCACAGGTAACAGGTTAGTGTCTCCTGATGCGGGCAGTTTTGTAGCCCCCGGGATGGTGCTCCAGACTGTCTACGCGCGCATTGATACACAGGCCACATATACGTACACGACCAGCGCCGGTCCGGGCTTCAGCGTGATGGACCTCACTGCGCTGACGATCAGCATCACGCCGAAGCTTGCTACATCGAAAATCCTCTTACAGGCTATGATCAGCGGCAGCCACAGCGACCAAGACTTTCTTTTCATCCTCGATCGGAATGGTACACCTATTGGGCGCAATGCTAGCGGTACAACTCGGCAGTTTGGTCTTGCAGCTGGTTCAGGCCAGAGCGGGTCCACCACCACTGATGGGTATCAGTGGAATTTCTTCTACATGGACGCTCCCGGGGCAACGTCTGCGCTTACCTATAAGGTGCAGTATCAGTCGTCGGAGAACGCCGTCCAGACGAGGACCTTCTACCTCAACCGCACTGCCGCGAACACAAACGCAGACTTCAACGAAGTCGGCATCAGTCAGATTATTGCACAGGAGATTGCACAGTAATGGACCTCGCTGCTGCGCTTAAGATACTCTATCCCAATGCAACGTGGTCGATTGAGCGTGACTACGCTTCCCTTGTGTGGCCGAACCAGATGGATGAGAAGCCATCAGAAGAAGTACTCGTGGCCGAAGCCACTCGGCTGCAGGCAGAGTGGGTTCGCACGGAGTACCAACGCAAGCGGGCCAAAGAGTACCCTGATCCCCGCGTTTACCTTGATGCGATCGTCAAGGGTGACACCGCACAGATGCAGCAGTATGTTGATGCGTGCTTGGCAGTGAAAGCCAAGTACCCGAAGCCGGAGTAGTAGATGGGCGTCCAAGTCACAAATAACGCAGCGAGTAAGCTGGCCGGCAGCATTGACACTGTCGTCACTTCGCTGTCTGTTACGGCCACTGAGGGCGCAAAATTTCCCGCAGTTTCGACTGCGTCAGGTAATTATTTCTACGCGACACTTATCGACACAGCGGGCAACATTGAGATCGTGAAGGTCACCGACCGTGTCACTGACACGTTCACGATCGTGCGTGCTCGTGATGGCACAACAGCCAAGTCGTTCTCAGCCAATGACCGCGTTGAGCTGCGCCCCGTAGCGGGACTTTTTAATGATCTCCCCAACCGGTTGCTGCAGACAGCCGACTACGCTGATGCGTCGATCACCACAGCCAAGCTTGCTGTGATGGGTTCTGTCACACCGAACACCTATGGCGGCCCCGGTAAGTACACCCAGTTCACTGTAAATTCCAAAGGCCAAGTTACTGCTGCCAGCGAAAGCTCAGGCGCGCTGCAGCAGACGACGTTTGCGTATACTGGCGGTGCACAGACATGGACAAAGCCTGCCGGCGGTACGTGGGCGCTGATCGAGCTATGGGGCGGTGGCGGGTCCGGTGGTAAGGGTCGCGCCAACTCTGCTGCTGGCGGCGGCGGTGGCGGGCGCTATATCCGCCGTCTGGTTTTGCTGTCTACGCTCGGCGCAACTGAGACCGTGAATATCGGCGCTGGTGGTGCTGCGCAGGCATCTGCGGACAGTAACGGTAACCCCGGCGGGGCCACT